TCTGCGCCATAAAGCGCTTACGTCTCTCCTTTTTTTATTTCCAAACTCTTTTTAGTAAATAGGTTAGACGAGGTTGGACGGCCAGTCATACCAATGGGTCTGGTTAGACGGAGGTTAGGACGAGGTTGGACGAGGTTGGACGGCGCCACATTGCGCAATGTTAAGCAAAGTAGACCTAACCGGCAGCATCGGTTAGCATCAGCCTGTAACACCTAATCACAGCATGGTTATTATTTCTGAACGCAACCGTCCCTGCATCGACAAATTAGACGCATTAATGGCTGAAGCTATGGCGGTAGCAAATGCCATCCGCGACAATGCTCAAGACGAGCAGCAACCCATACCACCCGAACTGGTCTATAGCTTCAGCCGCGACTACGATAAAATCATTGAAGCCTTAGCCGATGCATCATGAATGTAAACATCGCAGTTAAATCAGACCTAGATAAAGCAGCTAACTATGTTGCTGCTATGTCAAAGCAAATGCGTTTTGCTACTGCCAATGCAATTAACTCCACTGCCTTTGATGCACGCACATCACTTGGTGGTGCAACACGACAATACTTTAATAACCCAACATCATTCACACAGAAAGGTTTTCAAGTAGAAAAAGCAAACAAAGCTACCCTATTGGGTATTGTTGGCGCTGAATCAAAACGTGGCCGATACCTACGTACACAGATTAAAGGTGGTGACCGTGGCATCAAACCATTTGAGCAACGCTTTAACCTTGGCCGCTTAGTGCCTGCTGCAATCAAGCTCAACTCATATGGCAACCCAACCAAAGCAGCAATCACCAAGCTTGGTGCTGCTACCAATGCAACAGGTAAAGGTTCAGTATTTGTTGGCACACCTAAAGGCGGTAACCGTGAGCCAGGTGTATGGCAACGGCAAGGCAGAGATGGCCGCGACCGGTTAGTTCCTATGTTCATTACTGCAACACCTAGATACCAAGCGCGTTATCCAATGGAAGATATAGTTACTAAAGTAATTCAAAGACGATTTAATTTTTATTTTCAATCATCTTTGGAAAAAGCAATTGCGTCCGCACGTTAACGGGTCCCTTTTTTACCTTTGACCGTGGGTAGTCCACGCGCACGTTTATTGCCTAGCGTCAGCGTTGAAACCTTCTAAAGCCTTGCGCTGCAAGGGGTTTGGATATCGCAAGACACAAGAAGCCTAAAGGTGTTTAAGATGTGTTTAGTTTGGGTTTAGCAGTTGCTAGTTACGTTTTCAGAATTTGCAACGATTAAAGGTTGTAGTCGTGGTGCTGTAACACATGCGACTAAGGACCGTATTGCAGAAGCTGTTGTTGAAAAGGATGGTAAGCGATGGCTTGATCGCGATATGGCGCTTGAGTTATGGCGAAAGAATACATTAAAAACACATAATTCTAAGGTATCAGATGCTGACCCTATAGACCCGCAACAATTGAAGCAGGTTATTAAGTCATTACCTGATGATTCGATACCAGAGTTAAATGAAAGCAGGGCAAGGCGTGAGCATTACCAAGCGGAGTTGGCAAAGTTGCAGGTTTCATTGCAGCGTGGTGAGTTGGTTGCTGCTGATGAAGTAAAGAAGCAGGCGTATCAGGTAGGGCGGTCGATACGTGAGGCGCTTGCTAATTTAGCTGATAGGTTAAGCCATCAGTTAGCAGGTGAAACTGACGCGATGGTAATTCATAAGATGTTGAGCGAGGAGCATAGGGACGCATTGTTGGCATTGATTGAGGCAGAGCGATGAGCGTATGGCGTGATGCGTTTATGGATGGGCTGCGGCCTGACTTGGCGTTAACGGTTAGTGAATGGGCTGATGCAAATAGAAGGCTTAGCAGTAAGGCAAGCGCGGAGCCAGGGCCATGGCGTACTAGCAGGACGCCTTATTTGAAGGAACCGATGGACTGCCTTAGCAGTAGCAGCAACGTGCAACGTGTTGTGATGATGTTTGCAGCGCAGACGGGCAAGACGGAGGCTGGCAGCAACTGGCTGGGATATGTAATCAATTCAGCGCCGGGGCCGATGCTGCTAGTGCAACCTACGGTAGAGATGGCAAAACGATTATCAAAGCAAAGGTTGGAATCGCTTATTAGTGAGACGCCATGCTTAGCGGATAAGATTGCACCGGCTAGAAGCAGGGATAGCGGTAATACGATGTTTGCTAAGGAGTTCCCAGGCGGGATGATGCTGCTTACTGGTGCCAATAGTGCAACTGGGTTGAGGTCTACACCATGCCGTTATATTTTTATGGATGAGGTTGACGCGTTTCCTGCTGATGTAGATGGCGAGGGTGACCCGGTTAGTTTGGCAGAGAAGCGTGCTACTACATTTGCTAGGCGTAAGATTTTACTTACTAGCACACCAACGGTAAAAGATTTTAGCCGTATTGAATCTGAATATTTACGTAGCGACCAACGGCGGTTTTATGTGCCGTGCCCTAAGTGCAGTGAGATGCAATGGCTGAAGTGGGCACAGCTTAAATGGGCTGATAACGATGCGAGCACAGTGCGATATGAATGCGAAAAATGCAAAGAGCAGTTTGCAGAAATCCATAAACCGATGATGCTGCGGCAAGGTAAGTGGAGAGCTACAGCACCATGTGATGGCAAGACGGCTGGGTTTCATTTGTCGGGGTTGTATTCACCATTGGGATGGCTTAGTTGGGTTGATATGGTTGATGATTTTTTACGTGCAAAGGCTGATGCGCCAATGCTTAAGAGTTTTGTTAATACTAGATTAGCTGAAACATGGGAGGAAGATTATGCAAGCAAGGTAAGTGCTGATGGATTAATTGCAAAGCGCTTAAATTATGCGTCTGGCATATGCCCAGATGGCGTGCTGCTGCTGACGGCTGGTGTTGACGTGCAGGATAATAGGTTGGCGATTAGTGTATGGGGCTGGGGTGAAGCTGAAACAGGTTGGTTGATATGGCATCAAGAGATTATGGGTGACCCAACGCAGATTGAAGTATGGGGCCAGCTTGACCAAGTATTAGCTACAGCATGGGCTACTGAAAGCAATAAGGAATTAAAGATTACACAAATGGCAATTGACTCTGGCGGCCACTGCACACATGAAGTTTATAATTATGTACGGGACCGAATACGGCAAGGCGTGGTTGCGATTAAAGGCAGCAGTAAACGCGGCAGTGTAGCAGTTAGCAAAGGCAATAAGGTAGATGTTAATACTAAAGGCCGCACGTTAAAACGTGGTGTTACATTGTTTAGTGTTGGCAGTGATACAATTAAAACTACATTATTTGGCAGGATGAAACATAACGATGAAGGGCCGGGCGGGTTGCGGTTTGGCTTGGCTGCTGATGGAGAATATTTTGAGCAGTTGACGGCTGAGAAGCAGACGTTGCGTTACCTGCGCGGGTTTCCGATTAGGGAATGGGTAAAGAAACCAAGCGCACGTAATGAGGCGTTGGACTGCGCGGTTTACGCTTATGCAGCATTGCAATTGAGCTATCGCAAATTTAATAGGGCTACGATGTGGCAGCAATTACAAGAGCAACTTGATAGTGGTGCTAAATTGCCGCTAAGATCAAGGAAGCCAAAGCCGGTAGCTACCGGCACTGAGTTCGTTCGCAACTGGTAGCCGTGAAAATCCCAGCACAAATCAGAGCAGGCGATACTGTCAAATGGCGCGATGATGCGGCGGCGGATGGATTTGGCAATGCGATTACCAGTGCTACATGGACGTTGACTTATTATTTGCGCACTAATACAGCAAGTGAAGGCGCAACGGTTGTTGGCACAACTTATGGGACCGGCTGGGAGTTTACGATTGCGGCTGGTACCAGCGCTGCTTTTGATGCTGGGCAATGGTATTGGCAGGCGATTGCAACTTATAGCACGGAAAAGCTGACGCTAGGTGCTGGCCAGCTTGAGGTATTGCAAGCGCTGAGCTATACCGGCTCGCCAGGTGCTATTGATGGCCGCACGCAGTTACAAGAAGATTTGGATGCAGTAAAGGCTGCAATTAGAGCAATTGTATCTGGCGGTGCAGTGCAGCAGTATAGTATTGCAGGGCGTAGCCTTAGTAAGTATTCGCTATCTGATTTGATGCAACTAGAAGCAAAATTAAAAGCTGAGATTAAACGCGAGCAGGCGGCGGAGTTAATTGCTAATGGCCTTGGCAATCCCCATAACTTATTTGTGAGGTTTTAGATGGGCTTACGCACGCAGCTATTTAAGGCAATGGGATTTGCGCCAATAAAAGCGCGGCAACGTGCATATCAAGGCGCAAGGATAAACCGGTTGACGGCTGATTGGATAACAAGTGCCACCAGCGCCGATAGTGAGATTAAGTCTAGCTTTAAGGCATTGCGTAACCGTGCGCGGCAGTTGTGCCGTGATAATGATTATGCACGGCAGGCATTGCGTGCTATCCAAAATAATGTAATTGGCCATGGCATACGGCATCAAGGGCAGGTACGGATGCAACGCGGCGGCAAATTAGATGAAGCGATTAATGGGCAAATCCATGAAGCATGGGAAAGATGGGGCAACAAAAGCCGTTGTGATGTAAGCGGCATTTTAGGTTTTCATGATATTGAGCGGTTATTAGCGCGGAGTTTAGCTGAAAGCGGCGAAGTATTTGTGCGAATGATACGCAAACCATTTGGCGATAGCCGGGTTCCATTTGCATTGCAGGTGCTGGAAGCTGATTATTTGATTGATGATGATATACCGCAGGCGGCAACTGGTAATACAGTACGAATGGGCATTGAGATTGATAGTTATTTAAGGCCACAAGCTTATCATTTTTATGCTAACCATCCCGGTGATACGTATGCCGGTAACCCACGCACTAATGGAAAGAAACTGCGTGTGCCAGCAGGTGAGGTTATCCATTTGTTTTTACCAGAAAGGCCAGGCCAGACGCGTGGCGTTACATGGTTTGCATCGGCATTGATGCGGTTGCATATGTTGCAAGGGTATGAGGAGGCAGAGGTTGTACGGGCACGCGCTAGCAGCGCGCTGATGGGTTTCATTCAATCACCTGAAGGTGAGTTGATGGGTGATGAAATTTATGATAATGAACGCGTTAGTGAGTTTACCCCAGGTGTATTTAAATATTTAGCACCGGGCGAATCAGTAACGGTGCCAGACCTTAACTCACCTGATGGCCAACTTGAGCCATTTACGCGTAGCATGTTGCGTGCTGTAGCTGCTGGCATCGGCGTTAGCTTTGAAAGCATCAGCAAGAATTTTTCCGAATCTAATTACAGCAGCAGCAGGCTTAGCCTGCTAGAAGAGCGCGATACGTACCGTGTGCTGCAACGTTATATGATAGAAAATTTTCATCAACAAGTATTTGATAACTGGCTTGAGATGGCAGTGCTAAGCGGTGAGTTAAAGCTGCCGGGCTATGAGTTAAATCCAGACCGTTACCGCGCTAGTAAATGGGTGCCACGTACATGGGAATGGGTGGACCCACAAAAAGAAGTTGATGCTTATAAGACAGCAGTGCGATGTGGATTTAAGACGTTAGCGCAAGTAATTACAGAGCAAGGCGGTGACCTTGATGCAGTATTGCTAGGCCGTCAGGCTGAGCTAGCAATGCTAGATGAGATGAATATTGTCACTGACACCGACCCAAGTGAAGTAAATGCAGTCGGCGGTGCGCAATCTGCAATGCAACCGTTTGAAGAAACGGAACTGCCAGCAGTGGAATTGGAAGATGAAAGCGATGATTAAAGCAGTTACAATGGAGGCATCATTGAATAAAAGCGTAATGGACCAAAAGCGCCCATACCCAAACGAGCACGCAGCACGGTTGACAGACCCAGAGCAGTATGACGATTTTCGGCGTGAAGATGACGCAGGCGGGCCGGGCATTGATTTTATCTATGGTATTAAAGGTGATACAAGCGAACTGCAAGCAATACGGTTTGACCTAGAGCAATTTACCGCAGATGAAGCGCTTAATTGGTTGATTGAGCATGAGTACGACCCGATTGAATTTGAAGAAGCAACAGGCCGCAGCATGACAGGTAAGTTTCACCGCGCTGAGATGACAGCATTTAGTGAGGTAGAAGACCGCACTTATGAATTTCCATTTAGTTCAGAACATCCAGTTGCTAGGTATTTTGGCAATGAAGTGCTTAGCCATGATGCAAGTGCTGCTGACCTTAGCCGATTAAATGATGGCGCACCATTGCTATTTAACCATGATGTAGACCGTGTTATTGGTGTAGTAGAAGCAGCAAGGATTGATGATAAAGCAAGGCGTGGTTATGCACGTGTTCGGTTTAGCAAGAATGAATTTGCGCAAGAGATTTTAGCTGATGTGAAGGATGGCATTCTTAGGAATGTATCCTTCGGCTATTCCATTGATAAGATGGAAGAGCGCGGCGGTGGTGACTATGTTGCCACTGCATGGAGCCCGTATGAAATCTCAATGGTTTCAATTCCGGCTGACAAAACCGTAGGGATTGGCAGATCACTGCTACCTACCACCACCGCTGCTTCGGCAGCACCATCCCCTGATCCCCTTCCTCCTATGGAAAACACCACCACTGATCTGGCCGTGGTGCGGGCTGAAGCCGCTGAGGCTGAACGCTCACGCATCTCCAGTATCAATTCTCTATGCACTAAGCATGGAATGGCCGACCTCGGCCAACAGCTAGTCGAATCTGGTCGTTCAATCGACGAGGCACGTGCTGCTGTCCTAGACAAAATCAACACCTACCAGGAGCCTGTGACTATGAGCGTTGCCGACATCGGCATGAGCGAAAAGGAAAGCCGCAGCTTTTCATTTTTGCGTGCCATCAACTATTTAGCAAATCCAACCGACCGCGCTGCGCGTGAATCGGCTGCATTTGAGATTGAAGCATCTGATGCTGCGGCTGCCAAATTGGGCCGTCAATCACGTGGCATCACAATTCCTCAAGATGTGTTGCGCCGTGATTTATCTGTAGGCACTGCATCTGCTGGTGGTAACTTAGTTGCTACTGATTTGGATGCTGGCAGCTTTATCGACTTGCTGCGTAATGCATCTGCATTGGACCAAGCAGGCGCTACTGTACTAACCGGCTTGGTTGGTAACGTTGCAATCCCCCGCCAATCTGGCGCTGCTACTGCTTATTGGGTAGCTGAGTCTGGCGCACCTACTGAAAGCCAGCAAACGGTTGATCAAGTTAGCCTGACACCACGCACGGTTGCAGCTTTCACTGATTACAGCCGCCGCCTGATGCTGCAATCCAGCATCGACGTTGAGAACATGGTACGTAATGATCTTGCTCGTGTATTGGCACTCAAGATTGACGTTGCTGGCCTTTATGGCACCGGCAATAGCAGCGAACCACTAGGTCTCAAGCTAACAACTGGCGTTGGCACTGAAGACTTTGCTGCCGACACCCCTACATTTGCTGAAGTGGTAGCACTAGAAAGCGATGTAGCAGGCGCTAACGCATTGACCGGCAGCCCTGTGTATTTGATGAATGCTGCTATGCGCGGCGCTCTCAAAACTAAGGCCAAGGACACTGGTTCAGGTTTGTTTGTGATGGAAGGCGATTTAGTTAATGGCTATCGCGGCATCTTGTCTAACCAAGTTGCATCTAATGATTTGTGGTTTGGCAATTTTGCCGACTTGATCATTGGTTACTTCTCTGGCTTAGATTTGATGGTTGACCCTTACACACATAGCACTTCTGGTACTGTGCGTGTTGTAGCAATGCAAGATTGTGACATTGCGGTGCGTCACCCTGAGTCCTTCAGCCGTGGCAACAACACCCTCTGATTATGTTTATTAAGGTCTTACGGCAAACAATGTTGGCAGGCCAGGTTGTTCGTGTTGGGGATGTTGTTGAAGCATCCCTAACCGACGCCAAACTCCTGATTGGCATTGGTAAAGCCATTTTATCTGACCCTATCTCGCCCATTTGCTCTATCCCATCCACTCCCAAACGGAAAACTAAACCATGACTATTCACAACCTTGGCACCAAGACTACGATCTTGGGCCTCCTGCGCAACGATGTAGTAGCTGCTACCGCCACTGGTTCTGCAATTGATTTGCTGGGCTATGAAGGCGATATGGCAGTATTGCTTGATGCTGAAGCTGGCGGCGGTAGCATTACCTACGCGGTAAAGCTAACCGAGTCAGGTACATCTGGCGGCGACTACACTGATGTAACCGGCGGTGCATTTACCACCACTACCGCTAACACTGCTTCACTGCAAAAGATTACTGTTAATGTAACTAGCCTAAAGCGATTTGTTAAGGCAACCGCCACTGTTGCAGGTGGTACTGGTGCTGGTGCAGTTGCTGTTATCGGCTTAGCTTCCGCTAAGTACGGCTAATGGCATTAACGGAAGATCTAGGCATCTTCCTGGCAGACTTCGGCGTCAGTTGTACTGCTGGCGCCGTTACTGCTTTGGGTATTCTTGACATGCCAAGCCAAGTGCTTAGTGATGGCATGGTGCTTACTACTGACTACACGTTGACAGCTAAAACATCAGATTTTGGCACTTTAATACGTGGCAATTCTATTACCGTAGATGCCATTGGCTATACAGTAAGAGAAACAATGCTTATGACTGATGGTAAGTTTGTGCAAATTGCATTGCAAAAAACATGAGCAGTCATTTTAAGACTAATACACGCAATCAATGGTCATCATTGAATCCAATACTAATGGCGGGAGAGCCAGCGGTTGAAGACCATGCAAGAAATGTAAAGGTAGGTGATGGCCTGACAAATTGGAATAAGCTCCCATATTTTGGCTGCCCAGGCTATTGGGCCTCATTTTGGGATTTAACATCACAAACCGCAACAATTAATACACCGACTACAATTTTATTGCGTAGTGCTGATTTAGATAATAGCGGCATCAGTATTGCGTCAAATACAACAATTACATTTGCCTATGCTGGCGTTTATAGCATTACATTTTCAATACAGTTTACAAATAGCGATACTTCAATACATGATATAAATGTATGGTTACGCAGGAATGGTACTAATGTAGTTGCATCTGATAGCAGATTTAGTATTACGTCTAGCCATGGAGGAGTTGATGGCAATGTGATCGGCACGGTTAATTTTGTATTAAAGCTAGATGCTGCTGACTATCTTGAGTTAATTTGGGCTACTAGCAATGCTGCTGCTTATATCCATGCTGAGCCAGCTCAAACCAGCCCATTTGCGCATCCAAGCATTCCCGGTGTTATCTGTACCATAGTACAAGTTGCATCTGCATAATCATGACAACCAAACGCGAGACAATTATTGCTGCTGTACGTACAGCACTAACAGGCACCACAGGCGTTAGCACTAGGATTTATCGCAGTAGGGTGGAACCTATTACACGCGGTGAATCACCTGCAATTGTGGTTGAACCGCTTAGTGATACCGCGCAACAGAACACGGCATTGCCGACATTGGATTGGAGCTTAACGGTACGTGTGGCGGTAATTGTACGCGGCGCGATACCAGACCAAACAGCAGATCCAATTGTTGAAAGCTTGCACGCCAAGATAATGGCTGATTTGACGCTTGGCGGTTATGCTATAGACATTCAGCCAATTGCTGTTGATTTTGACATGCAAGAAGCTGACCAACCGGCTGGCGTTATTTCATGCGATTATCTGATTAGGTATCGCACAAGCGTTGCCGACTTATCCACTTAGCACTTGCTAGAATGATTGATGAATACCAAGGTGTAGGCGGTTCTTACGTCCTAGACCCCATCACCGGCACCCGCAAGCCAATCACCGAGGAACTGAACAATGGTCCTACTAACTCGCAAACGCCTGATTCTGGCGAAGACGGAAGCAACCTACGGGACGGATTCAAGCCCCGCCGGAACTGACGCCATACTGGTTAAGGAGTTAGAGATTACGCCAATTGAGGCTGATGTTGTTAGCCGTGATTTGATTCGGCCTTATCTTGGCAATAGCGACCAATTATTGGCTAACACTCGCGTTAGCATTACGTTCCAGGTTGAGTTAGCAGGTTCTGGCACTGCTGCTACAGCACCACGTTTTAGCAGCCTGTTGAAGGCGTGCGGAATGGCTGAAACCACAACTGCTGCTGCTATTACCGGCACCGCGCAGGCGGGTTCTGCTGGCAGCATTACGCTTGCGGCTGCTGCTAGCGCTACAGATGATATTTATAACGGCATGATTATTACGATTACAGGCGGCACTGGTAGCGGTGGCGTTGGCGTAATTACTGATTATGTAGGTAGCACTAAAGTTGCAACGGTACAAAAATCAACCGCAACATTTACGCCAGGTGCTTCTAGCACTTATAGCATTGCAGCTAACGTAGGTTACAAGCCAGTTAGCGCAAGCTTTGATAGTGCATCAATTTACTTTAATAATGATGGCGTGTTGCATGTTATCACAGGCGCACGCGGTACATTTGTATTAAATGCTGAAGTAGGCGAGATACCAACCATTGAATTTACAATGCTTGGCATTTACAATGCGCCTACTGATACAGCCGCACCAGCTACCACCTACACCAACCAAGCAACGCCTTTAATTTTTAAAGCTGGTAACACTACCGCGTTTTCGATCTTAGGCTATAGCGGTTGCTTGATGTCGCTTGAATTTGATATGGCAAATGAAACCGTTTATCGGGAGTTGGTTGGTTGTGATAAATCAGTAATTATTACTAATCGTGCTGTTGAAGGCACTTGCATGATTGAAGCCCCGACAATTGCGCAAAAAGACTTCTTTACTATTGCCAACGATGATACCACCGGCATTTTAACCATGCTGCATGGTACAACTGCTGGCAACCGCGTTACGCTATTGGCGCCAAAGGTTGACATTGGCAACCCTTCATACGAAGATAGCGATGGCATCCAAATGCTAAGCTTGCCATTTGCCGCTATTCCTACTAGCGCAGGCAATGACGAAGTTTCACTAACCTTTGCTTAAACCACCCAATGGCATTTGTATTAAAGCAATCCAGCAGCTATAGCTGGCCGGTTAGCGTTAAGTTACCGGCTGATGGCGGCAAGTTTGAAAAGCAAACCTTTGATGCTCAATTTAAACGGTTGCCACAAGCACGCATTAATGAAATTCAAGTTGATGTGCAAACACGCATCAAGGCAGCAGAACGCAATGAACAATTAGAAGGTGGCATCAGTGACCAGTCAATTGCCGATGAGTTACTGGTTGGATGGTCTGGCGTAGTAGATGGCGAGGGCGATGAGATTTTATTTTCTGAAACATTAAAAGAGCAATTGCTTGATATTCCAACAGTAGCCGCAGCTATTATTGTGGCTTATTTTGATAGTTTGACTGGAAGTAAAGCAAAAAACTAATAGGCGCTGCTCAGCATTGGGTTAAGGGCGGCGTGATTGACAAAACACTTGATGATGCTGCGGTGTTAGGTGTTCAACTTGACCATACGCCTGAACCAGAGTATTTTGAAATTGAACCTGAGGCATGGCCAGCAATGCAGGCATTCCTTGCATGTCAAACCCAATGGCGAATGGGTCCAAATGGACCGGTAGGGTTAGATTACACAGCAGTGGCGTGGGTGTTTAGACTGTATAAGATAGCCAACCCAGCCGCTGTGCTTGCTGATATGCAAATCATTGAAGGCGAAATTTTGGCAGCTATTCACAAGAAGGAGGGTTGACTGTGGCGCTTAATATGAATGCTGCTGTAAAAATCCAAGCTAGTGTTGATGGCATTGCATCAATTAATGGGCTAGAAAAAAGTCTTAACCGAGTCGACAAAGAAGTAACTGGCTTAAGCGGCGCATTTCAGCGCCTTGGTAATGCTGGCAAAACTGTTGGCGGTGTACTTGCTTCAATCGGTATTGGGGCTCTTGCAAATACTTTTGCAACGGCTGGCATTGATGCGGAAAGAACTAACAAACGCATTGCGAATCTTGCTGGCCCATTAAAAGAAACTACATCTTTAATGAAGTTTGCAACACAGGCTGCAAAAACCTATGGCATTGGCCAAACGCAAGCAAAAAATGCGGTTGCAGATTTATACGCTCGGCTGAGGCCAACTGGCACATCTCTAGAAAAAATCAAAACAGCTTTTATTGGTGTAAATAATGCTGCTGCTGCCATGAATTTAACCACGGGTCAAACTGACAATGTAATGCTGCAATTAAGCCAAGCACTTGGTTCTGGCAAATTGCAAGGTGATGAATTTCGTAGTGTCATGGAGCAATTGCCTTCTATTGGCCAAGCTGTTGCGGATGTTCTTGGTACTAACGTAGCGGGGTTAAAACAGATGTCATCTGAAGGCAAAATTACATCTGATGTTTTGCTTGAGGCTTTGGCTAAATTATCACAACAAAAACCACCGCCTCCTGACGCTTACAAAAAATTTCAAGCTGCATTAGCTGATTTGCAAACTGAAATTGGGACTAAGTTGTTGCCAGCCCTTACGCCTTTAGTGCAATTTGCGTCGCAGTTGTTAAGCAGTTTTTCAGCACTGCCCGCCCCATTGCAAACTCTTATTGTTGCAATTGGTTCATTAGCGGCGGCATTTGTCGTTTTAGCACCGGCTATAAATGCAATTATTAGTATTTTTACAACATTAGGCGGGCTGTTTGCAGGCGGCGGCGTATTTGCCACAATTGCCGGGTCACTTGGTGCTTTAGGGCCTGTTGTGGCTGCTATTGGCAGCGCTTTAAGTGGGCTAGGAACTATTTTGGTCGGGATATTTACAGGCCCTGTTGGCTGGGCAGCATTGCTAATAGCAGCAGGCGTTGCGATATATGCATTCAGAGACCAGGTTGGCGCAGCAATTAATGCCATTGTTGAATTGTATAAGCAATTTTTTACAATGATATACGATAATTTTATTAAGCCTTACATGGATGCTCACGCAGCGTTAACGCAATATATTGTTGAAAATTTTATTAAGCCAACGGCAACGGCTATATCAAGTTTTGCAACTGCTGCATACCAATACATTAATACAAATTTTATAGAACCAGCCAAAAAAGTATTTACAGCAGTAACAACTTTTATAAGTGAAAAATTTGTTAAGCCGGTGCAAGGCACAATAAGCAGCATGATAAAAAACATTGGCACTGCATTTCAATCAGTTAAAGATGCTATTGCAAGACCATTCGAAGCAGCTATGCAAACCGTGCGCGGCATTGTAAATAACATTTTAAATGGCATCGGCAATGCTATACGTACTGTAATATCGGCAATCAATAATGTTATTCAAGGCGCTAACCAAGCCTTGAAAACTCTAAAGTTGCCACAAATTTCTTATTTGCCGCAACCAAAAATACCACAATTTGCGGAAGGCGGTGTAGTACGCAAGCCGACACTTGCAATGGTAGGTGAAGGCGGGCAACCTGAGTATATAGTGCCGCAATCTAAAGCTGCAAATTTTGCATCTAATTATCTTGGAGGTATGCGCGGCAATGCAGCTATTCAAAGACAAAGCAGCAACAGTTCAACATCACCTACGATACAAATTCAAACTGGCCCCGTGCTACAGCAAAACAACCAACAATATGTAACAATTGCTGACATGGAAAAAGCTCTTACAACGCTAACAGATTCTTTATTGCTTAATAACCGTACATTTGGCGGTCGCAGCTATCAAGGGGTAGGCGCATGAGCAATCGCGGCCAAAGCCAATACCTAAGAATTTATGACAATAGCCAAACTTATGTACGCTGGCAAGCGTATTACATTAATCAAACTATTACGTTGGATTCTGCGTCTTGGTTTTACAACCCATTTAATGCCGATGGAATGATGGCCGGTAGCCCAGCAGGTTCAGATGTTACAATCACAGTGCCAGCTACTACTACAGCAATCAACGTGTTTAAAGCTGCTTTAAATAACAATAGATTATGCGAAATTAAAATGTATGAATTTGATACGCGATTATCACAAGCAGCGCCGATAGCTAGTCAAACATTGATTGCCACTTATGTTGGTGAAGTATCAAAAATTTCAGGTAGTTTTACGGAATTATCAATTAACTTAAGTTCAGCTCTTAGCCCGGTAGGTGCGCAGGTGCCGCCGCGTAAATTTACTACGTTGCTTATTGGGGCACCGGTAAGGCTATGAGTATTCAAATTAGAGACCCATTAGCACTGTTGCCATACCAAAGCGGATTGGTTACTACAGTAACGGAGGAAGGCGCAGCCAAAGGGCAGTCACCACTAGATAGCAGGCAAAAAGCAGCAGTAATTGGCGAACCAATTCCAATTGTATTTTGTCGGCGTGTATCAAGTAATGGCGGTGTATTAGTAAGCCCAGCCGCTACTGAAGGCAGGTATGAAAACAACTCAACAACTAACGTGTTGACGACCAAGGTTCATCTAGTGCTTAGTGAAGGCGATATGGACCAACTGCCGCTTAAAGATGTATTCCAACGTGCTTGCCGTGTTGGCACATGGGCGCAGACATATGACCGCCGCGCTGAAACTTGGGACCCTGGCAATTTTATTGTTGCTGTTGCAACTAAGAAATTTTGGAATTGCCCATTGTATTGCGGCACTCAAGGCACATACGATAATATGACAACGCTTAGTTTTATTAATACGCATGATGACGAAAGTGAATTATGGGATAGGCAAGTGCATTGCTTTGTTCGTAATGGAATAAATGTAACAAGAATTTTAGATGATACTTTAGGGCCTAGTAATAACGTAATCGATTTAGCATTGTATTTAATAGCGCAAAGCAGCCGGTTTCCAAGCTCAATGGTTGACTTGACGATGATGGAAGATGCAGCATTATTTTGCAATGTAAATGGATTTTTTTATAATGGAGAATTTAAGCAATCAACTAATCTTGAGGATTGGTTACAATCTATTAGTTTAAATTTTTTATTGCGTGTAAGTGATAAAAACGGTAAAAAAGGTTTAAGGCCAAGACTACAAACCAATGCTAATGGCACAATTAAAACAACAGCTATTGAGCCAGTATTTACATTTACTGAAGACCATGTAATAATTAATAGCTTTGAAATTGATTATATTTCACTTGAAAACCGCAAAGCTATTACAGCTTTAGTTTTATGGCGGCAACAACCTGATAGTGATATTGGGATTATCCGCACGGCTGAAATACGGATGACAGGATTAGCCGATAATGGGCCATTTGAACAATATGACTTAAGCCAGTTTTGTGCTACTGAAGACCATGCAGTTAAAGTGGGAACCTATCGCGTTGCTAGTCGTTATTATGTAACACATACGCTTAGGATACGTGTTGCCCCTAGCTCATTTAATGCAACGCTAATTGTGGGCGATATTGTGCATGTTAGACTAAGGCGTGAAACGAATGTAGGTACAGTTAGTTATCATAATCATTTCTACGAAATAGAACGTATTACAAGAGCAATCAGTGGTGTTATCAGTTTGGATTTAATACATTTCCCAGTTGATAGCCAAAACCGTAGTTTAGTTGGGTTAGCAGTCAATGCTGCGGTAGGTAATGGCTATACCGTGCCAACAGGCCGCACTGATTTTACTTGTGATATTGCAGGCCGTGCTGTTGATAATACGCCTTTACCTGATGTTGGTGAGACTATATCACCTATAAATGACCCACCAGTTGAAACAGACCCTGAAGATCTTGGCAATGAGCCAGAAGACGGGCCGACAGACCCTGAAGATAACCCAGAAGATCCGTTGGATGAACCAGTAACACCAGAAATTGATGGCGGAAGTGGCCCAGCAGGGCAACCATTGCCTGGCGATACATTGACAGCAGGCGAGGTTTGCGCGGGTCAATATAATGATTGGTATTTGTGCCCAAATAATAGTTCACAAGTTTCGGACAGTTGCGAATTAGTTAATTCTGGCGTTGCGGCACCATATATTGCAGACCCTGATGCTACAGGCAAAAAAGTATTTGTTATTGGCCGTTGCCCAGACCCAAGTTCTCCTGATGGCTATGGCCCGCCAAACGAATCGGAAGGCCAAGAAATAGGCACAGCACCATTGGCCCCTATTTATTGCCCAGGTGCAGCAAGTTCAGGAGGCCAAGGCACATTTACCCAAGCAGTAAACGTAGGAGAAGGTGCAGGGTCATTCTCTTTCTTCTGGCAAGCTTATGGCATCCCAGACAGATTTATTATTACAGGCGCCGCCAGTTATGACACCGGGTCAGTATCAGGAAGCGCAACAGTAACAGTGACAAAAACAAGTTCAAGCGCTTGGGTATATGTGCAAGTAATAGCGCCTTTATCTGGGACCGGTTGGGATTATAGTGTGGGTTGCACATCATAGTCATGGCCCTATTCCCTGCGCTAAACCCAAGCAGCCGCACCTACACTCCAGGTAGCACGGCCAATACATCGTTGCTTGTATTAAGTGGTGATGAGGTTAATGTGCGGCATGGTAATGGCAGGTCTGGTGACCAATTGCGGATGACGTTCAGACAAATGACTAGAGCGGAGCATTATGCACTGCTAAATCATTACGCTTTCCATGGACGGTTTGAACCATTTGATTTAAATGCAACAACATTAGCTGCAACTAATTTAACATTTCCTGCTAACCATCAATGGATATATGCTGACAGCCCATCATTTGATGAAACATGCGATCAGATTGATGGCACTGTAGCTTTAACTTTAATCCCACCCTACTTAATTTAATCATGGCTACTTTTCCTGATTTAGCACCAGATGAAATTGGTTATGACCTAGGCGATTTAAATATAAGCGAAGCGGCAACAATAGCTAGCGGGCCTGTTAGGTTCAGGCATTCATTACGCAATAATGGGCATATATTACAAATGACATTTAATAACCGCATTGAATCCGATGCAGCTTTAATCCGTACACATTGGAATCAATCTAGCGGAGTGCATGGTTATTTTCAAGTGCCAGCTTCTATATGGGGCGATGCAGACCAAGTAGTGCCAACTAATTCAATTTATCGGTATGCATCTATACCACAAGAACAACAGAAAGGTGTATATTTTGATATAACAGTTTCATTACGTGTGCTGCAAGGATGGGTGCTTGATTTTTATTTAGACGGTGGGCCAGCCATAGCGCCTGCTGTTACAGCATTTGAAAATATAGCATTCAGTGGCAATTCACCGTTTGAACTGTTAGCATCAGATGCAACACCTCCTGACCCAGAAAAACTACTGCTAGCTGGCGGAGCCTGACCTTATGCCAACTGCTACTACTGTTCCGGTTAAGATGGCACAGCGGCGTGAT